TTTTTATATATTTTTATATATTTTTACATATTTTTATATATTTTTACATATTTTTATATATTTTTATATATTTTTATATATTTATAATATATAAATATGCCGAGAAAAAAGTTAAATTTAGATAGTGTTAATATTTTTGGGCTAAAAACACCTGTTCCTTTGCCTCCACCAGATAAAAATATGTATAAGAGAAAAGAAAATAAAGAATTACCTCTACCAGCACGCTTACCAGCACCATTACTTCCACAATTTAAAACTTATAGTGCTAAAAAAACGTCATCTCTTCCATCAACATACAATTATGATAATGTATATCCTTCGCCAAATTACAGCAATAGTGGTATGTTAACCAGAGAAATATTTCCAACCGCCAATTCTATAACAACTTTTAAAACACAAGAGAGACCATTAGCAAAATCACCATTATTGTCTCCATTATCAAGTTTACCAAAATTTACTGTGTTACGAAAAAAAAATTTTACCAAGAGATGTCCAAAAGGGCATAGACGAAATAAAAAAACTAAGCTCTGTGAAAAAAATAAATATTATATGCGAAAACTTTTTACTAAAAGAAACCATAAACGTTGTCCAAATGGAAAACGAAGAAATCCTATAACTTTGAATTGTGAATCTAAAACATTATTTACGCGTTATAGAATTTAATAGTTTAATAGTAATAATTATATAAAAATAATAGTAATAAAATATTAGATGGATTCATCAAATTATTATAGCAATATTAGTGCTATTCGAAAAAATATAGTAAATTATATTGCAAATTTAAACAATACTAACTCGTTTAAATATTTATATGTTCACGGTGAACATGGTATTGGTAAAACAACTATTATTAAAACCATTTTATATGGTCTTAATTATAATATTAACTACATTGATTGTAATTCTAATAAATTATCGATCGATGAATTATTTAATATATATACTAATAAAGATGTGTATTCTTTATTTTTGAATAACGTTAAAAGCAATGCTATTATATTAGATAATATAGGTTATTATTTATATAATGATAAAAGTTATTTGACAAATTTAATTAAATTATTGAAAAAAAATACAAAAGCCAAATATAATAAATTTATTCCTTTTATTATTATTAATAACAATCAAGAAGATAAAAAGTATAGTGAGCTAGCCAAACTATCACAAAATTTGAAAATTTATCCACCAAGCAATAAAGAATTAGAAAATATTATAACAAAAGAATTTCCAAATATAGCTACTTTTAATAATTATGACCTAATTATTACCAATATACTAGGTTATTTAAATAATAAATATTATAAACTTAATAATTTAAAATACTTTTATGCTAATAATATTATACAGGTGAAATTTGATATTAGTAATAATTATTGTTATAATACTATTAAAAATAGTAATGCTAATATTAAGCTATTAACGAGAAACTTTTTACACTACAACTATAGTTTAAATAATTTAGATATTATTAATTTTTTTGATAGAACAAGCCTAACCTTATTATTACATGAAAATATTATTAAATTGTTTTCAAGTTCTTTCACTTTGCAAGATTTAAAAATATATAAAGAAATATTAAAAAATTACATATTTTGTGATTGTATTGATAAAAATATATTCTTATATCAAATATGGCAGCTAAATGATATTGTTTATATTATTAAAATATATTTTAATAATCTTATTTTGCATAAGAATAAACTATTAAAGTCTATAAATCAAAATGATATTATTTTTACTAAAATATTGACTAAATATAGCAGCGAATATAATAATTATAATTTTATTTTTAATAGTACTCAAAAATATAGTCTTAATAAGAAAAATTTGTTTTTATATATTTATTCGAAAAATAATTTGATTAATGAAGTTGATGATGCTAATTGTACATTTAATAATGAAGATGATGAATCCAAATTATTAAATAATAGAATAATAAAGTTAATTTCACAATATACAAATTATTCGCTGACTAACTCATGTAAATTTTTACAAGTAACTGATGATACTATTGGTGACGAATTTTTCCATTAACTAATTTTCCAAGACATTTTCCAATATCTTCATTATGTAAGCATTCATAAATAATATTATTTAGTTCGCATATATAGTATTTTTTTCCTTCAATAGTAATTGAAACTAGCTCCTCTTCCTCGCCTTCTTCTTCGTCGTCTTCTTCTTCCTCTTCTTCTTCTTCTTCTTCCTCTTCTTTTGCTCTTGCTTTGTTTACGCTTACTTCTTCTTCTTCTTCTTCTTCTTCTTTTGCTCTTGCTTTGCTTACGCTTACATCTTCTTCTTCTTCTTCTTCTTCTTCTTCTTCTTCTTCTTCCTCCTCATCCTCATCCTCATCTTCTTCTTCTTTTGCTTTGCTTACGCTTACCTCCTCTTCGTCTTCTTCTTCTTTTGCTTTGCTTACGCTTACCTCATCTTCTTCTTCTTCTTCTTCTTCTTCTTCTTCTTCATCTTCTTCATCTTCTTCCTCATCTTCTTCTTCCTCTTCCTCTTCCTCTTCCTCTTCTGTTAGAAGATTAATAACATTGTTTTTTAAATAATTTAGTTCTATAACTTTTACATTATTTAATGTTTCATTATTTGGCAAACTATTGTTATTGTTTGTAGCCACTTCAATAACATTTAAATACAAATTTTCATTGGTTTCATTTAACAATTGCATTTTATCTTGCAGTTCTTTATATTGTTTTACTAAATTATTATATTTAGTTTCTAGTTCTATATATTCTGGTAGTTTAAATAATAGTACTTTTAAATGTTCTAATAGTTGAGAGTTTTTCTCATTAGTTTCTACATAAACCGAGAGATTAGATTTGAGCGAATTAGTAATATCTGTTGATAATTTAGCAATCAAATTATCAAAGTCTTTCTTCATAATATAACTATATTAGTGTGACTATTTTAAATATATTTAATATATATATTTAAAACAATTTTATTTAAAAATAAAAATAAATTATTATTTAACATTTATCTTATATGACTTTTTATTAATATGTTTATTATTTAATATATAGTCTTCATTTTCGTCATATAATTCAGGAAGCAATTTGGCAAGTGGCTTATCAACTAATAGTAATAATCTCTCATTTTTCAACAATTTTCTATATTCTTGTATGTTTAAATTTCCATAATATTTTTCCAACATGTAAAATGGACTAGGAGCACACTTTATGTTTTTTTCATAGTTGTATATCTTGCAATAAACATTATTTAACAAGTAATATCTCTCAAATTTTTTTGAAGAATCTAGATTTTCATTCATTAAAAATGAAGCACCGCATTCTGGGCTGCAAAAGTTACCATAACAATGATATACGCCTTTTAACTCGTATTTAGGTATCATTATTGGATCATTATCAAAATCATATGTACACCAAAAACATGCACATTTTTTTGTAATATTGTTACTTTTTAATTGCTTTGATAAGTCTTGGAGTTTTTTATATATATTTTTATTATCTGTTATATTATCATTTAATATTTTTTTTTCATACGTAAATTGGCCATTATTAGAGTTATTAGAGTTATTAGAGTTATTAGAGTTATTAGAGTTAATTGAATTGTTTATAGTTGGTTGTGATAATTGTAATATAGCGCAATTTGTTGCATTGCAATTTGTTGTATCGCAATTTGTTGTATTGCAATTTGTTGTATTGCAATTTGTTGTATCGCAATTTGTTGTATCAAACACATTAAAACAATAGTTATTATTGTCAAATTCTGATATATTATCCACATTAGGATTATACTTTAGTTCATTACTAATTATTTCACTTAATTTACAATTTAGATGCAAAATTATATTTGGTTTTTGATTTAATTCAACATACTCTTTCTTTTCTTCTATTATTTTTCCTCCTTTTGGCTTTCTACCGCGTTTTTTATGAACAGGAACAACATTTGTAGAAATATCTGTACTACTTTCGTTTGAAACTGTAGTTATATTTTCATCTAAATTTGTTATATTATTTGATAAATCTAACAATTTTAAATTTTCATAATAAGATTTTGGACGTCTTCCCTTCTTTTTTGCTATCATTTATTTATATTTAAACTTAAATACTTTTAATTTAAATTGTTTTTATTTATTATTTAAATATAACTTTAAACAATAATATAGCATAACCAATAGTATTACTATTATGAATAATAGTACTGCTATTGTGAATAATAATAGTACTGCTATTGTGAATAATAATAGTAATATTAATTGGAATGAAAAATATCGCCCAAATAATATTACTAGCATTATATTGAGTAAATACAACAAGTTACTAATAGATAATATACTTGCTAAAAATTATTTTCCAAATTTGCTTTTATATGGTCCCCCGGGAACAGGAAAAACTACAACTGTTATGAATTTGATTGAAACATATTTAAATAAATATTATGTATATAATAGGAAGCAAGTAATTCACCTTAATGCTTCTGATGAGCGAGGGATTGAAATAATTAGACATAATTTACATAGTTTTGTTGTATCTGATAATTTATTTTTTGAAGGACCAAAATTCATTATATTAGATGAAGTTGATTATATGACCAAAACAGCACAAATAGCTTTAAAATATTTAATTGAATACTATAGCAATTACAATGTGCGCTATTGTTTGATTTGTAATTATATTACAAAAATCGATAGCAATTTACAAACATATTTTTGCAAATTAAAATTTAATTGTGTTCCATTAGTATATATATATACTTTTTTAAATAATATATGTATTAATGAAAAGTTGAATATATCAAATGACTATATAAATTATATTATATATTTATATAATAATGATATTCGCTCAATGATTAATCATTTGCAATTACATCACAAAACATGTTATATATATAATAATACTATATATGAAGAGTTATATGCTATAAACGTGAAAAGTGATTATAAAACGTATTTGAAAAAATTTATTTATTTTGAAAAAAAATATAATTTTGATTATAATGAGTTCATAAAAAAATATATATATTATGTATTAAAACATAATATTTCTGATTTTAATTATGAAAAAATAGAAGCTATTGAATTTTTTATACATAATTATTCAAAGGTTAATAACAAATCAAATATTATTAACAATCTATATAATTTATTAGTAGTACATTAAATTTTAATATTATAAATAATTGATTTAAGTTATTATATAAAATTAATATTATTATTTACATTATGACTATTGATGATGAGTGGTTAATTTTTTTGGACAATAAGCAAGATGATGCTTCAATTTCTAAATTACAAACTAATACACAAACAACTACATTGAAAGACCTGGAAAAAGAGTGTTCAAAAATATATATATCAACTAAAACAAAAATATTATTTCTTAGCAAAACAATAGATATTTTTGAAGATTTTTGGAAAATACCAATTATAGATTATAATCAACAAATTGAAGGAATTACCAAAAAACAAATAAAAGTGTCATTTGAAAGTGTAGATGATTATAATAAGATGTTGTCAAAACTAGAAACTATTACTAATGTAAATAGTAAAATAATTTGCCATATAAATAACGAGAAATTTAAACATACTAGAAAAATTAGTATTGGATTATCTAAAAAAGATTTATTAAATAATCCTAATAAAGAAAAAAGCGCTTTTTATAATTGTTTTGTCTTATTTTTAAGAATTTATCATAATAATACATTTAAAGAAACACATATTAAAATTTTTAATACTGGAAAAATAGAAATACCAGGTATTCAAAGTGATGAACAATTAAATATTATTATACAACAACTATTAGTGTTATTAAAAATGTATATTGATAACACTATTGAGTGTAATTATAAAAATACAGAAAACGTGCTAATTAACTCAAATTTTAATTGTGGGTTTTATATTAACAGGGAAATACTTTATTCATTATTAAGAAACAAATACAATATTAATGCAATATATGATCCTTGTTCTTATCCTGGTATTAGGTGTATTTATTATCATAATGTATGTGATCGAATTGTTAAAATATCATATATGATATTTAGAACAGGTAGTATTTTAATTGTTGGTAAATGTGACGAAGATGTATTAAATATTGTATATAATTTTATTAAAAATATTATATTAAATGAGCATGTTAATATTTTCAACGAAGGTTGTGCAAAGAAAATTTTAAAACCAAAAAAATCTAGAAGTAAATTTATTACTATTAATTCTAAATAATAGTATTTTGCTATTATAAACAATTATAAACAATTATAAACAATTATAAACAATTATAAACAATTATAAACAATTATAAACAATTATAAACAATTATAAACAATTATAAACAATTATAAATAATACCAAAAAAAGAATTTAAAGTTTATAAATATAACATTAATATAAAATGACAAGTGAAAGTGATAAACAGTTAGTAATGCCGCCTCCCTCAATATGGAACCAGATTGCTAAAATTTCCATAACAGAAGACAAACCTATTATGTTAGACTATTGGTTAGACTCTCTTGAGAAAAAAGTATTAATTGGAGTTAAAGAAAATAAAGAAAAGCTTTTAGTAAAAAATGCGGAAGAATATACTAGTCCTATAGTAAAAATATACAAAATGGACGAAACATATATTATATGTACTGAAAATTCTATATATTTGACTTCTACCAAAATTGAAACACGAAGAATCAGTTCATAAATTCTAGATTTATGAAATATTTTTTATGATTTATGTAATATTTTATATAAATTATTAACAAAGAATATGATTTCTATATTATCTTCTTCAATTGTAAAGTAATTATTAATATATTTAATAATATTTTTAATAATTAAAAATTTATTTTCCTCACAAATACTTGTATTTATGTATTTAATATAATATAGGAAGTTTTCTAAAATATCTATAATACAATAGCCTTTATCTATTAAATTCAAAACGTAGTCAAGTGCGTCTTTTAATGTGCATTTTGTACATTTATCTATTAGTGTATCAAAGTTATTAATTATAATATCAGATACTATATCCAAGTTTATTAAATCTTCCAAGCAGTCAAAATTATTATATAGTAGTTTTAACTTTTCAATATTGTTTATTAAGTTATTTATTGAATTATTTGATAAAGTAATTATGTATTTTTTTATAGCATCATCTATTATCATATTTTCACTATTTAAAATATTATTTAAAATAGTGTATAAGAATTTTTCATCTATTTTTTTAAACTCAATAATATCTAGCAATTCATATAATATTACATTGATTTTTAACACGTTAGATGTTGATAATAAAAAATGTATATTCGATTTATAATTTTTTATTAATTCAATAAAATTTAATTGAATTACCTCTGAAAATAGTTCGACATCTTCTATTACTATAAATTTTTTATAGCCATTATTTGTGTAATTATTTATAAATAGTTTAATATCATTTTTGTAAAAATTAATGCCTTGATCTTTCAATATTGTAATATAACATACATTAGTGTTAATTAAAAAATTGTTAGAGTTATAATAATTATTTATTATAATATTTATTAGGCTTGATTTACCACATCCCGAATCTCCTTGAACTATAAAATTATAATTGTTATTTGCAATAAAATTTTCTAATATTATCATCTTATTTGCATCAAAATAACAGTCTTGTATTTTTTTTGGTTTGTATTTGTTTATTAATAACTCTTTCATTGTTGTTATAGTTTATTAGTTATAATAATTTAAGTAATAATTAGTACTATTAATTATAACTATTAATTAAAACTTATTATGAATGATTATGAAGACTATTTTACAACTTTGAATTTGTCTAATAATGCTAGTTTACAAGATATTAAAAAAGCATATAGAACATTATCAATAAAATATCATCCTGATAAAAATAGTCAAGCTGATCCTGTTCTATTTAATAAAGTTAATGATGCTTATGTAAAATTAACAAATAATTTTAATCTTATCCAGAGTTGTATTCAAAATACAGGTTCATTAATGCAGCAACAGCAGCAACAGCAGCAACAGCAGCAACAGCAGCAGCAGCAACAGCAACAGCAACAGCAACAGCAACAGCAACCACAACAGATTAAACAATCTACAATTATTCAAAATAGTCCACAACACTACAATAATAGTACTGATTCTCTTAATAATATTAATAATTATGAAGATATAACAATTACTTTGAATATTACTTATTATGATGCTTACACTGGTGCATCTAAACCTATAACAATTGAGAGAAAACTATTTACAAATAATGTTATCAGTAGTGAAACAGAAACATTATATGTGGCTATTAACAAAGGTATTGATAATAATGAAATTATTATATTGCAAAATAAAGGTAATAAGTANACATATAATTCCATAACAACNTATAGCAANGTTAAAANAATAATAATTTTAACTAAACACGAATATTTTGAGAGAAATGGACTTGACATAATTTATTTAAAGCCAATCTCTCTTAAAGAAGCATTAATTGGATGCAATTTTACACTTATTCACATTAATAACAAACATTATAAAATTGTTAGTAATGAGATTATCGATTTTAACTATGAAAAAATAGTAAATAATTTGGGCTTTATTAGAGAGACTTATATTGGTAATCTCATCATTAAATTTACTATAATATTTCCAAAAGTTATTTCTCAAGATAATAAACTGGCATTACAAACTATTTTGTAATATTTTGTAATATTTTGTAATATTTTGTAATCTCTCTATTCGTCTTCTTCTTCATTTGAAATTAATAAATATTTTGATATTATTGTATTTGCTTCTAACACTTGCTTAGAGTCCAATTTACAAAACCAATTGTATTTTGATCTTCGTAATAACTCAACAGATGGTATATATAGACCATATGCTTTAGCATCTAATTCTATGAAAGTTGAACCCATAAGTTCTTCTAAATTAATCATGGAACTGTTTTTATCTATTGTTCCTATATATCTTCCATCAATTACATTTATTTCATCTTTTTCTGCACATTTTAATAACCATTTACTTATTAGGTCTTCAAATTCACATGAACTAGTAAAATTGGTTCCATAAAGTATTTCTGTGTGTTTTATTAATCGTTTCATAGTAGGACATTCTTTCATGCAACCTATAAACTTTATAGATGGCATATAGTCAACATTATAAGCGTTTGTACCATTATTTTTAAATTGCGCTGTTACGATTTTATTAGATTCTAATACTTTGTCATATATTGAGCCTAAAGATTTGAATAATATGAACGAATTTTCAATATACATTCCACCATAGTTGTATAATAATTTCATAATGTTAAGACTGCGCAAATTGTCTTTTATTGGATAAGCTACTTTATTTAAATCAATACAATTATGTTGTAATAGTTTGCAAAATGAATCGTCGTCAATAATAACAATATGGAAATAATCAGAACATTTATTTATTATTGTTCTTATTGTTAAATATAAATAGTCTTGATTTAATTCATTACTGTTTCTTGAACCAAATGATTCCCAATTTCTACTATTTTTAATGTAATCTATGTGTATCCATAGAATAGGTTTTTTTACTGAACTTAACATGTCTATTGTATTATCAATATCATCATCCAATAAATATTTCTTTATAATGTTTAAATCTTCTTGTTGTGAATTTGAATCTACATTTATTTTGAACTTATTATATATATATCCGGCTGCGGCCAATATTAATATGCTTATTACTAAATTACTATAATTATACTTCATTTTATACTTATATATTATATAATTTATATTATATATATAAATTATTATTTAAATTATTATTTAATTTTTTTTTTGGTTGGGCTTGTTTGGTTAAATATAATTTAACCTTCTTTATCATTAATCGGCGGTCCAAATGCATTATTATTCACTACATCTGTATTACTATTGATATCATCAAGTATTCCAGGATACTCTATTGTAGTAAGACTATTTGTTGAAGGAACTATTGAAGGAAAGGTTGAAGGAACTATTGAAGGAAAGGTTGGAGGAACTATTGGATTTTTTATTGGAGGAACTATTGAAGGAAAGGTTGGAGGAACTATTGAAGGAAAGGTTGGATTTATTAAATTAGATTGGTTAAATTTAATTAACTCTGGTATACCAAAGTTAGCTCCATCAGGTAGCACATTGCTCAAATAAGCTATCGTGATTTCGTCAGTTTTCACTTTAGCATATATATCTTGCAAAAATGCTTCTTCTGTTTTATTAAAATTATGTAAAAATAATTTATCTAAATCAGGAACATAAGTTATTGTTCCATTACGAGTTACTGGTGTGTCTGATGGAACACGTTGAAAATCATAGTAAAAATCTACTAATACATATTTCCACGTTTTTAGTTTTGCCATATATGCTGCTACTAAAAAAGACCATGCATGGTTCGGGGTATTTGGTAAATAACCATACGGATTTATATACATCATTCGGTCCGAAAACTCTGTAGCTGTTAATGATTGATTGTTTTTTATTTTATTAATTGCATCATTTATTTTGCTTTGTATATCAAATCCACTAAAATTAAACCCCATAAAATATGGTAACAGTGTAGCAAAACATTCAAACCACCATCTTGAAATTGCGTTAGGACTTCTTTCATCTTGAATTGTATCTTCTGCAAACCATATCCCCGGTAGTAGTGGTTCTATTAATTGATCTTGAAAAACATGAGTATATTCATGAGTTATAGACGCATATATTTCATCTCTTAACCATTGTTTTTTAGCATCGTTAGACATACTATTAAAATATGAACCATATAAAATATGTGTATGTATCATACCTAAATCAATTGCCATATATATGCGTTGTCTGTTATTTTTTGTCATATATTTTAAACATACCCCACCACATTCTTCAACTCTTAAACTTAGATTAGGTCGTATTCCATTGCTTGTAGAACCTATTTTCCAATCATTAGCTATAATTGCTAATGCTTGACTATTTACATTATATGTTACTTGAGAAAATGGTCTATATTGTGAAGAACCTACATTTATATAGTGTAATGTTATAATATTAGTAGTTATATTACAACTACTCCATTCCTCTTGTGTTAAAACAATATTAGCATTAGGACGAGCAGTGTTAATCTTATTTAATAACATATTTTCAAGAGTTGTATTAATTATATTATACGAAGTCTCTTCAATGAGTCGTTGTTTTTTTACCCATATTAATGGATTTATTATTGGTGTAGGTGCTATAATATGAGTTTCAAATTTACCTAATGTAGTTCCTAAATAATCAATTACCTTATTAATGTTTTCAAGTTCACTAGCCCAATTCCACCAAGATCCATAATCTGGTAATTCAGAGGCAACCGGAATATGTTTTATTTTCCACGTATCTGGTGCATAGTTTCTAAGCATTTGTTCATAATATATTGTGAGTGGATTATCCAATAAATGTGTAGAAGTGGTTGTTGAATACCAACCATTTATATTACCGTATCCACGTGGTCTAGTTGTAATAATATGCACTTGAGTTACATCACTATTATTATTAGCTGTTGGAGTAACTCTAGGACTAGCTGTTGGAATAGTTATTAAAGTTCTTGGTATAATTGGTTCTGTTGGTTGTTTATAAACATTAGAGTATATTTCTGGTGGAGGTACTAGTCTTATTTGCGACTTACAATATTCATTGTAAGCATCTGGTATTTTATTGGTGATTGAAGATTGTGATATATCACAATACTCATTATATGCCAACAGTTTTTTTGATGAATGTAATTTGGGTAATGTNTGCAATGATAATGCTGGTTCTAGTTGTTTATTTTTAATAAATTTTGATGTTGTTAGAAATGTATCAAGCGAATTTTCTAGATTACAAGAATCATTATATGGTGTTGGATATTGTACTTCATTAGTCTTTGGTTTACAATTTGTAGAATTATAACTAGATGGACTTAAAGCACCAGTATTAGTGTTACTATAATTTTCGCGTGTTTTTATATATGTATTAAATAATATATATACTATTATTAGTAAAATTAGTACAATAACTATTGAC